CGAGGCAATGGGCGACTGACCGTTGTATCTACACCTCTCGGACAAAGCGGTCTCTTCTTTGAGATGGCGAACGATCGGTCTCGCTACCCAGAATACTCAGTGCACATTGTGCCCTGGTGGGAATGCTCTATCATGTCCATCGATCCGTCTGAGAGTACGGCGCTTGCGCCAGACTTCGATACCGATCAGCGCGTGAAACGTTGGGGCACGGAATCGATTAAGTCAATTTACAATAACATGGGTCTCGACGCGTTCCAGCAGGAGTACGAGTGCTCCTTCGCGGATGAGTCGGTCAACTTTTACCCATGGGGTTTGATTGTTAACTGTGTAGACGACGAACTAAATCAGAAGGATTACGATCCTGCCCTCAACTACGTCATAGGCATTGACATTGCTAAGAAGATTGACAAGACCGTAGTAACGGTTGCAACTGTCGATGAAGATACTGGCAACATTACAATCCACAAGACATTTGAGACACAGGATGATTATAGCAAACAAGTTGAATTCTTTAACAAGCTTATTGCAGACATTAAGCCTAACCGAGTTACCGTTGACGCTACTGGCGTTGGCGGTGTTATTGCGGAACAGCTAGTCCAAAAGCATGGTGGGATCATTGAGGCTGTGACCTTTACGAACTCCAACAAAGAACGCTGGGCAACCACGTTCAAAGGTGACATGCAAATGGGCAAGATTCGTTTTCCACGAAAGCGAGAACTTCTTGCAGAGATCCACGCGATTGAGCGCAAGAAGACTGAGGCTGGGAACTACCAGTTTAAGGCACGCTCTGATGCGCACGACGACTATTTCTGGTCGGCTATGCTCGCAATCTACGGCATGGGTCGTAAGGCTCCTGCTATCAACTTCGCATGGTAACTAGTCATAGGAATAATATCCCATGACGGGCTGCTACTGAGCATTGCAAAGATGCAGGGTAACGGTCGAGCGCGTGGCTCCCCCCGTCCTCATAACTAATAGAACAGAAGGTGCAAGATGCCGAATTCGGTGAAGTGCGCGCACTGCGGCTCACTCTTCGGTATCGAAGGTGAGGACGGGGTACTGCGTATCAAGTTTAAGGATCTCTATCGAGAGATTGAAGGTCGAGTCAGCGGTCCATGTCGCAAGTGCGCAATGACTGTTGTATGGCCCAATGAAGATATAATCCTCATTGCAAAGAAGACGAAGGAGGAAAGCCGTGGCTAACATCGAGCGAATCCCCGTAACTCGTTCAACAACTCCACCTCGCATTGAGGGGAACCAGAACCGTGAGACACCATTTAAGTCTCACTCAACGTACACGCGAATGTACAAGCAGCACCCTATTGTCCGTGCTGTTGTTGACAAGATTTCGCGCACTGCAGTTGCAACTGGATACCAACTAGTTCCACTTGATTCTGCAGCAGATCTTAATGATGCTAACGCAAAAAAGATTGATTTGACTTTTCGCAGGTCAAAGATTATCTCGCTACTTCGACAGACCTACCAGGATCTTTTGATCTATGGTGATGCGTTCTGGTATATCCTTCCAGCTCGTGATGGCGTTCCTTTCCAATTTTATCGGATTGCGCCACAGCAAGTAAACCTTGTTATTGATACTGAAACTCGTGAAGTGATGAGCTACATCACCCGTGACCCAAAAAACGGACGAGAGACACAGTACGAGCCAAATGAGTTTTTGCATTTCAAGATTGCTGACCCTGATAACGACTTCTACGGGCTAAGTCCGCTTGAGTCGCTTGGTTCAACGGTTGCGCAGGATCTATTTGCGCAAACGTACAACGAATCGTTTTTTGCCAACTCAGCCCAGACAGGCATTGTCTTCAACATGAAGAATGCCTCAAAGGAAGAAGTTGAGCGCAACCGAGAGTTCCTTAAGAAGGAATACACGTCTGCTGCAAATGCACATAAACCGCTCTTGCTTGAAGGCGACGTAGAAGTCAGCAAGTCCGTTTCTTCTCCTGCAGAGATGCAGTTTATTGAAGGACGACGACAGCTTACTCTGGAAATCCTTGCGGTTTTTGATTTGCCATATACAAAACTTGGCGGAACATCAGACAGCGCAAACCGATCTCAAAGCACAGAGAATGATAAGACGTATCGTACTGAGACAATTCAGCCATTGCAATCAATTGTTGAAGAAGTTATCAACGAAAACTTGCTTATCAATACTTTTGGTATTGAGGACGTGCTCTTTGAGCACAAGGAAGTTGACACACGAGACGAAGAGACTCAGATGAAGCTATATATTGATGGGCTTACACACGGTCTTTACGATCTTAACTATGTGCGAAAGCAACTAGGTGTTGCTCCAACAGAAGGCGGAGACATCTCCTTCTTCCAAACAGCAACTGGCTTGCTCCCAGTCTCGCAAGCATTTATGACTGCACAACCTGGAGCGCAGATTACTAATGATCCAGTAGCACCAGTTAATACAAACGATGCGACCGCTCCAGTTGGAGGTAGAGATGGACAACCAGCCTGACCTCCAGCGAGCCGATTCATACAGTCCTCCAGAGGGCGTTCGTGCAGCTGCAAAGCGTGCATTGAAGTGGATTGAAGAGGGTAAGGCTGGAGACGGCTTTACTGACGTAGGTCGAAAGCGCGCAGCTGATCTTGCTCGAGGGGCTTCAATGTCACTTGAGACAATCAACCGAATGAAATCGTTCTTTGCTCGTCATGAAGTTGACAAGAAGGCTACTGGTTTCAACTCAGGTGAAGAGGGTTATCCCTCACCAGGTCGAGTGGCTTGGGATGCTTGGGGTGGAGATGCTGGAAAGTCTTGGGCAAATAGTATTGCGAAAGAACGCTCAGAGGAGCTCATAATGACAAATAGTACCTGGAAGATCACTATCCCAGTCGATCGTGCCGAAGAGCAGGATGGCGGGCTGTTCCTCTATGGACAGGCATCAGGTCCCGAGCGAGATTCTCATGGGACTGAGATGGACCCCACTGCGATTCAGGACTTCGCGGATCAGATTGTATCTCGCGTATCCGATGGTGATCCACTACCTTACTTAGACCATCATATGAAAGATGGTGTCCTCCGCGAACTTGGAGAAGTTGTGGATGGTTCTGTTTCTAGCGACTATAGGTTGAACATCAAAGTTCGCCTACACCCAGATAACCCTGCAGCGGCGTATTTGCATACCCGCATTAAGCACGGTAAAAAGTATGGGATGTCGATCGCTGGAGATGGTGTCCAGTACCGCATGATTGATGACCCCTCCTCTGGAGAAAAGGTTATCCGATTCCTCAAGATTAAGTTGAAGGAAATTAGTAACACGACGCGCCCCTCGTGGGTACCGTCGTTCGGCACTGTACTCGCTCGCTCTATTGAGGGCGAGGAGATTGGAGAAAATATGGCAGAAGAGCTCGTTAAGAGCGACGCAACCGAAGTGGTTGATAACGTCGTAGCAAATGAGTCTGCGGAACCCGTTGCCGCTCAGGTGACCGAGCAGACCGAAACCCCCGTTGTTGACGTACCTGTTGCTGACGCTGCACCTGCAGCTGAAGTAGCTCCCGCTGTGGAGGCTGCGCCTGTTGAGGCTGCTGCTCCCGATGAGGAGAACGGTGAAGTCGAGCGTGCACGTATCGCCAAGCGCGATGCGCAAAAGCTCGTCGATGCGTTCAATGCGCTAAAGGGGCATCTCGAGACGCTCGGGGTATTTGAGCCCGACGCACCGCAGACTGCAGAAGAGGCACCAGTCGCTAAGACTGAAGATGCTGCTGCAGATGAGAATGTGGACTTTAATGGAGTTTCGGTTCGCCGCGACCTCGTTGAGGCTATTACCGCCTTTGTCACCTCTAAGGTTGACGAGAGCACGGCAGTCCTCCGCGAGACAGTCGAGAAGCAGGCTGAATACATCAAGAAGCTCGAAGAGCTTCCTGCTGGCAAGTTGCCTGCTGCCGTTGTCCGCGAAAAGTTTGAGACTGGACTTCCAAACCTCGGCTCAATGAGCAATGAGGATAAGTTGAAGTACGCTCTCGGTAATATCTACAAGTAATAAATATAATTATTAAGGAGACTTTCAATGGCTGACATTGAGCGAGCTCTTAGCACGTCCGTCGGGACCACTGGTGCATACCTCCTCCCAGAGGTTGTGGATCCAGTAATCCGCGATTACGTTTCTAAGGCTACACCTGTTCTTAGCGTTGTGACCCGCGTCAACTGGCCGACCCAGACCTACTGGATCCGCAAGCGCAGCGCACTCCCAACCGCCGCCTTCAGCACTGATGGTGGCTCGCTTCCTGCTGCATCCGATTCGTCGTATGCCAAGGTTGCAAAGACCGTCAAGTACCTGTATACCCGTGGCGAAGTCACTGGTCCGCTTATTGCGGCATCTGGTGGTGTTGTTAACGCGCTGCAGGAAGAGATTCGCGTTCACTCGAGCGTGATTGCTGAGCGACTCGCCACGGCGATTTGCGTAGGCGACGGCACCGAGAATTCAAATGCTGGCATCGTCGGCATCAAGAATCAGATCCTTACTTCTACCCCAGGCGATGAGGGTGGTACGACGGACGCTTCGGCTGCTGCTCTTACCCTTGCAATGCTTGACAAGGCTCTTGACGACACGAAGGGCGAAGGCGACGTTATCATGACGAGCCGCGCAGTTCGTCGTAAGCTTAGCGCCCTGCTTCAGGGTCAGCAGCGCTTCCTCGACCGAGTTGAGGTTGGCGCTGGCTTCCGCGTCCTTTCGTACGACGGCGTGCCGATCGTCACGGATGACCACTACGAGGAGAACGAGATTCTCGTCTTCCGACGTGCTGACGCGAAGCTTATCGTGAACCAGGACTTCACCATGGAGATGCTCGCTAAGACGAAGGACTCGGAAGACTTCTTCATCAAGGGGTACTTCGGCTTCGCTCTTGAGGGTCGCCCTGTGCGCCTCAAGAACTTCACGATCTAATTTTTTAGCGTGAACTAGGTGCTGCTAGGGGGGTGGAGAAATCCATCCCCCTACCACACCCTATAGAAGGAGGCACATGATGCCAAAAGCTAAGAAAGCTAGTATTGAGTTCATTACAGCAGATCTCGATAAGAGTGCAACACAAGACCGAGAAGGTTTTGTTAAGATGCTCGCTCCAGAGAACTGGGCAAAAGTAAATTGCCTAGAAACTTTCTATGATGGCGAAGTTGAAGTTATTGATGGGATCGCCTACGTTCCAGCCGAGAACTACCACTGGGTAGATCGGATGCGAATGAATGGGTATGAAGTAGCATGAAGATCCTCATGCTCGGTGATTCACCGTTTGTAAAAACTGGTTTTGGAATCGTCAACTCAGTTGCTGTAGAGCATCTGAAGTCTAGCGGTCACCAGCTGGTGGTCATTGGAGGTCAAGACACGCAAAAGCGTGATCTTGGCAAAGGACATCACTACTATCCGATTGAGTCAATGTCTAAAGATTCTCTTGGTTGGAAGAACGTTTCAATCACCCTAAAGAAACACAAGATTGATGCCGTACACATTATTGCAGATCCAGCAACTGTATGTACGTGGTTACTTCGCCGAGATCTGATCAAGTTCCCTATTACGGTATATATGCCGATTGAGGGTGCTCCGATGAACTATAACTGGGTTCAGATTCTACATCAAACACCAAACCTAAAAATCATTACGTGCTCACAGTACGGAGTTGACGAACTTAAGCGCAATGGGCTTGAGTCAACAATGGCGTATCACGGAGTATCTGATGACTTCTACCAGTATGAGCCAGAGCATCGACGGTTCCTTCGTGAGTCCGTTGGATGGGACGACAAGTTTGTTGTTATGAATGTGGCTCAGAACGTTGAGCGTAAGCAGTGGCCTCGGCTATTCGAGGCGATCAAGATTGTAGCTTACAAGCACCCGCAAGTGGTGCTCTACGCGCACACCGTGCCGTTTGATAACTACCATCTTGGTGGACACGATCTCCCTCAGCTTGCTCACCAACTTGACATTGTACATAACGTGCTTTTCTCAGGAAAACACGCTAGGCACAATGACTCAGTTGCTTTAACCTCTGAAAACTATCCTGGTCTTGTTGACCTTTATAACATGGCTGACTGCTTTGTTCTACCTTCGCAGGTAGAAGGATTTGGTCTCCCACTTGTTGAGGCAATGGCTTGCGGTCTTCCAGTCGCTCATACAAACTACGGCGCAGGCGCTGAAGTTGTGGGAGATAGTGGATCACTCATTGAGCCAAATGACTGGGTAGTGAATAAGAGTCATAGTCGATACGCAAATCTCAGCCCAGAGTCAATCGCGGCAGAGATTGAGAAGATGTTCCTTAGCCCGTCTCTGCGAGAGCAGATGCGAGAGAAGGGACTGAGCCGTGCAAAGCAGTTCTCATGGGACGGCTATCGCACAGCACTATGGAGGGCATTCAATGGCGAAAGCTCGACCATTCACGAATAAGACTAATACTAAGTCGCTTGTACGCAAGTTTGCGATTAACAAGCGACCGAGCCTTTCCCTGCGTGGGAGACTCCGCTTTAAGCGCCGTAGGCTACGCCTGATTACTCGGGCTCGCTTGGCAGCAATAAAGTTTATCACTGCACCGTTTTCTAGAAAGAAAAAGAAAAAGATTTAAGGAGGAATGATGGCGCGAAAGTATATTACTGCTACGGAGTTTAAAGATAAGCCCCTGGGCATTGCTTTGCGTCAGTATTCCAGCGACCAGTTGGATTCTCTGATTGAAATTGCGACTGAGCAGGTTGAAAGTTTCTGTGAGCGAGTCTTTCAGCAGACCACCTACACAGAGACTTTTATTGGGGATGGTTCAGCTACCTACCTGACGCTTCAGTATCCATTGATTTCTGTTACGTCTATTACGCAAGTGACAATTGCAACTACTCCAGTGACCACATCTGTTACGCAGAGTACGCTAGTTCGTACAACTGAAACAGATAAGTTTGGAAAAATTTTGCTTGGTCCTTCTAGTGAGATTGATATTTTTTCACCAGATTCTAAGTACACTATTGTGTATAGTGCTGGATATGCCACGCTACCACCAGCAGTTAAGCACGCTACTGCGCTGTTCGTCAGCGAGCTAGTAAAGCCTGACTACGGTGGAGCGCAGGACAGCACGCCAGAGATTATTCCTATGAGCAGCCAGCAGATTGCTGACTTGCTTAGTATCTACCGTCGCCGAAGGATTGGTGTCTAATGGATACCAGACATCCAATGGTTGCCATTGCAGTCCGACCAGAACGTGTATCTAAACAACTCAAACAAATGTTTGGAGTTGGCATTGAAAAAGATGGCAAGATCACTCTGACAAAAGCGCAAGATACGCTTTACGCAAAGAACCTGCGAGTTTCAACTGCAAATCTATTTCAAAACTTTGGATATCAGATTTCAACTAAGGTTATTAAAGCCTTTCAAACTGAATCTGACCCAAGTGGTGGAAAGAAATGGAAGAAGCTTTCTCGTGAGGCTATTGCACTTCGTTCTGGACTTCAAACTCAGTACGATCGAGCTTATGCCGATAAAGGCTTCAAAGGTCGTCGTAAAAAGGTTGATCTCCCAGGTGGAAAAGTAAAACCACTCTACCTTACTGGTAAACTTTTTGAAGTTGCAACTGGTAAACGATTGAGGGGAATGACTGGTGGTTATGGTCGCCAGCGTGCTGGCAATCTTGGAAAAGATGGTATCCAACTTACAATTTATGCTGGATATAGTAGTGGTGGAAAAATGCAACTTGGTGCATACTCTTGGTCCCTTGATGGACCAAAGACTCGGCACCTAGAAGGATTTAAAGAATACTTTGTTAACGTTCTTGGTGACGGAACAGAGAAAGAACGTGAACAGTTCCCAGTTCCAGCTCGACCATACATTCCAAAGTTTAGCAATGCATTCATGAGTGCTTACATACGTGCAAACGTACCTAAGCGCTATCGATCATGGATTCTTGCAACAGAAAAAGGATCAAGCCAGATTATTGGTGATGCCAGTGTCAGGGGTTTGAACTTCTAGCTTGGAGCAGACATGGAATCAATTATCGAACGTCTAATCCAAGAGATCAAAACATTGACGGGTTTGACCCGCGCTGACGGTGGTCTCGCAGATATCTTAGAAATCAGGTCGGTCTATTTTGGTGATCCTGGCATTATCCCGCAAAGCCTTATGCCTTGCGCAATGGTAGAGCCAATTTCTGAGTCACCAGATGGAGAAACGACTTCGTACGACAAGCGATCAATGCAAGTAGCAATTTCGCTAGTTCTTGACGCACGTGAGTACTTTGATGTCGATTCTGAAGAGGCTATGGGGGATCGGAAACTAGTCCAATCCGCAGAGATTATCTCCCACTACTTCAGGGCTCAGGATAAGCGTAAGCTTGATGGACTAGTTAACGACATTGTGGTTACTGATACCACATACGATATCCAAGATCGCGGAAATGCGATTGTCAAAACAGCAAGGGTCAACCTTCAGATTATGAAGGCGTTTACCCGTTAAGGAGAAAATACATGGCTAACAACATTGGCGTTGGCGCTCTAGGGTATATCGCCTACGGTAAGGAGTCCACTGAGGGCACCTTTATCACAGCGAATAAGTTCCTCGCTGCCAACAGCTTCAACTTCGACGACACTAATGACTACATGAGCCCACTGACGATCCGTGGCTCAAGTGATATGACGCTCGCAATGCCTTCTCCGTTCAATGTGACGGGTACGCTGGAGATGCCTCTTGTTCCAGAAGACATTGAGCTTTTGCTCAAGTCTGCGTTCTCAGCTTCATCCGTAACAACGGCTGGTGCTTCGAGCAGCTACTCGCATGTCTTCACGCCTGCTGCTGTATCTCCAACGTTTACGTTTGAGGCATATACTGGCGGTAGCGATGGTCTTACGACTGACGGCTTGATCCGCCAGTACGGTGGTATTCGTGTGAACACCCTTGAACTTCGCGCAGCCTTCGGTGAGATTGTCACCGCTTCATTCGGTCTTGACGGATCGACCCGTCAGGTTAAGCCACTTGTGAGCAGCGCACTTGATCCACTCACGCCTAGCTACGCAGCAACCTCGCTTCAGCCTTTCCACTTCAATGGTGCTAAGGTCTCGATTGCTGGTTCTGATAGCGCACTCGTGAAGGATCTTACATTCTCAATCAACAACAATGTTGAGCACATTGGTACGCTTCGCCAGACCCGAAACTACAGCCGAGTTGCCACTGGCGCTCGTGAGATTACTCTTTCAATGTCAATGGACTTCCAGAACACGACTGACTTCCAGCGCCTTATTGACGAGACTGAGTTTGCTGTTTCAATCGAGCTTCGCGGCTCGCTCATCGGCGGCTCAGTTTACAACAAGCTCACGATTGACCTCCCACGTGTGAAGTATCGCCGAGTCGGTGTGCCGATCTCAGCTGGCGACTTCATTACGCAGGATGTTGAGTGCACGGTCCTGAAGCCAAACGGTTCGAACATTGCTACGGTGACCCTGGTAAACGGCAAGAGCGCTGCTGTTGCTGGACTTGTCTAATCTAAGTTAGTATAAAGAAAGAGGAGTGAAGACTTCCATGACTGAAAATACATCTAAGTTCCTTCGACCAGTCGACCGAACACTGACGAAGAAATATGAGCACGAATCTGGCGATTGGCTTGAGCTGCGCCAGAATCTCTCAAAGCGCGAAGTGAATTCAATCCTTCGCGTCATGCCTGCAGATGCTATTAACGGCACTGCAGACAGCAAGAGCGGAGCCGAGATGGTCGATATGTTGACCTCTGTGGCTGAGACGCTCTTCACAAACCTCGTTGTTGGCTGGTCAGTCGATGACGCTCCTAGCGTAGAGACGTATCTCTCCCTGCCAAGCGATGCTGCTGGGTGGGTAGACAAGGTTCTCTTCGAGCACTTTAACGCTCAGAGCCTTACAGGTGAAGAGCAGGGAAAGCGCTAGACCTCGCTAAGGGGGCAGCGGAAGGATACCCGAGGACACAGATCCTTACGAAGTATCCCCGCCTAGCCGAGGCTTACGCCCTATATGATCAATGCCGAACTCGGCAACTAGTTGTTCATGAAGTACCCAAGCCTGGAGGCAAGACGGAGATTCGGATGGCATTCGTGCCTACTGGATACTCCTTCTTACCATACCAGGGAGGACTGCTGGATCAGCCCGCATTCATCGTTGACGCATTCTCCGAGTTTATGCACGGAGAACGTCTAGGATCAATGAAGAGCCTGACCAAGTAGCCACTAGATGCCCACGTAGGTTTACCCCTGCGTGGGCATCTTTTTATTTCTCTGGAGGTCAAATGGCAAACACCCAGGTTAATGTCGAAATTAAAACAAAAGCCGACCTCAAGGCGATTGAGCAGTTTCAGAATGCATTTAAGCGAGCATTCAAGGCTGATATCAGTTCTCCAATGGCTGGGCAGTTGCTTAAGATCGGACAATCCCTCCAAAAGCTTGGAGGATACAAGAGCCCGATTGAAGCACTCAAGAAGGGTCTTGATCTCAGCTCGGTACTCAGCAAGTCAACGCGTGCTATGGCTGTTATGGTCCGTACGCTTGGACCTGCGCTAGGAAAAGACTATCGTTTTGTTCGCACTGAGGCAGAGCTCCTCCGCCGTGCAGCACAAGCGACTACAGTTAAGGGACTTGTTGGAGAACTAAACAAAGCTTCAAATGCCCTTAAGCCAATTAAACTATCTCTTGTTAAGACTGACGAAGGATTCCGTGCAATCTATGTACGCACACAACTTATTCGAGAGCGCCTCATTGCGCATCGAGCAGAAGTTGTACGACTCCGCGACAAGGTTGCATCTCTTCGTAAGGAATATGATGCCAGCGCAGAAACTGCAAAAACAACTGCTCAAGTTAGCAGGCTTAAACAGATCACAGAAAAACTTGCTAAAGCAGAAACAGAACTTAAGTCAAAGTCTACTAAGTATCAAAAAGATCTAAACCTTGCTACTAAAGAGCAGGCTATGCTGCTTACGCAGACTAATGCTAAGCTTAATGGTCAGCAAATTAATATCAAGCTTGCAGCAACAGAAGAAAAGAAACTTAGCGAAACTGCTAAGATTGTTCTTACTACTGCAAAGAAGCAACACGCTGCTGCTGTAGATCTAACTAGGGAAAAAGAAAAGCAAGCAAAAATCGATAAGGCTCGACGGGAGTCCTATGCTCTTACTATTGCTGGCAATCAGCTAAAGAGCTACGGACAACAGTGGGCAGCACTTGGTCGTCAAGCAAGCGAAGCATTTGCTGATATTGATTTCCAAGTAAGACGTGCTGCTGCTGCCTCTGGCGTTTCATTTATGAAAACTTCAGATGGTCTTGAGACCATGCTGCGACCAACATCTTCAGTAAATGAGCAACTCGGTATCATGACCGATACTGCAAAACGTGCGGCTGAAGCGCTCGGATTTATTCCGACCGAAGAAGTAGCTCGTGGTATGTACTACTTTGCCTCGACAACGGGTCAAGGTTTTAATACTGTCAATGAACTGAATCAATCGATGAGCCAGCTTACACCAATCATGCAGGCTGCATCGATTACGTCAACAGATCTTGAAACAAGCATTAAAGGCGTTTATGGAATCTTGAACCAATTCGGGAAGCCGATGGGAGATGCCGCTAGCGTCACAGAGATGCTATACTTTGCTGCACAGAAAACTGCGGCTGAGTTTCCTGACTTTGTAGAATCAATGAAGATGCTTGGTCCTGTTGCACAACAGGCAGGTGTAAGCTTTGAAGATACTCTTAAAGCTCTTGGTACCCTTGCAGACTCTGGTATCCGTGGTTCGACCGCTGGTCGAGCTCTACGTCAGATGTTCTTGCAACTTAACGATCCAGCAGATCGAGCAACGCAAATTCTCGATAAGACTGCCTCGGCTCTTAAGGGTACAGGAACTGTATTTAAAGACCTAGTTTATGATGCCAAGGGAAACTTCCTTGGTATGGCAAACTATATTAAAGTCATGGCGCAGATGACAAATGGTCTTACCCAGAGGCAGAAAACACAGCTTCTTGGTATGATCGCTACTGCTGCCGAGACTCCAGCTCTTACAAAACTTATCCAAGCCGAATCGGAAGCGATGAAGCAAAATAAGAGCATCATTACCGATAATACAAAGGAAATTGGTAATGCTCAAAAGGCACGTGAGCTGTTTGCAGCAAGCGTGGATCTTGTTAGTGCATCCACTAAGGCAAGCCTTGGTAGGATTGATACATCTATTAATAATATTAAGGCAACATTTGGAGCAGCACTTGCTCCAGCAATTGAAAAGCTTTCTTACGCGCTAGCAGATATCTCTACAAAGTTTGATGCATTTGCAAAAGCAAATCCAGAACTTATGAAGACTATTGCTATGCTCAGTATGATGGCAGCTGTCGGTGGTATCATCGGTGGCGCACTGCTTGGTGTTATTGGTATTTTCAAGATGATGTCTGGCGCGATTGTTCCAATCCTAAGGAACATGGGTCTCCTAAAGGGTGCCGTTGCTATTGTGGATGAAACAGCCGCTGCTGCTGCAGTAACTACAGCAAAAACTGCTAAGGGCGTTAGCGGTGTTGCAAAATCTACTTCTTTCCTTGGGGGACTCTTTGATGGACTTAAATCAAAGATTGCTGCCCCATTTGCTGGTATCACCAAGGGTGGTGGTATGGCTGCAAAAATCTTTGGTATGTTTGGAAAAATTCTTGGACCATTTATTAGCATATTTAAGATGTTTGGTATTTGGACACAAGCAGTTATTACCGCAATTATTGGATTCTTTACTGGATTCATGCAGGGCATGAATGCTGGTAAAGAAGGTATGGATACATTTGGTGGCGCAATGACGGCTATTCAGCCAATCATTGACGCTGTTGGTTCTGCTCTTGGATTGCTTGCAGATGCGTTTAACCTTGTTTATGAGGTTGCACGTTTTGTAGGTATTGAGATTGGCAAACTCTTTGGAGAAGGTGGACCACTTAAGTGGGTTGCTGACTTCATTGGCGCTCTATTTACTGCTTTCGGCTGGGCAATGGATCAAGTCGGCGGAGCAATAAAGGGTCTTACAAGCGATATGAAGGAAATGAACGACCTAGCAATTGGTCCTCATTCCAAAGAGCTTGATGAGATTGCTAAGAAAGTTAAAGCCCTCGAGACTCAGCGCTCCTATTCATCTGGGCAAGCTCGAATCGATATTCAGAAAGAAATTGATAAGCTTGGCTTGGAACGTCAAGCTGTGCTTGATCTTATTGCTGTCGAAAAGTTGCGGGATCCAAATTCCGCATACATGACTCAGACCTGGGGTGCAAACTCCGACATTGTAGCTGCACGAA